CTTGAGGCCACTGCCGCCTCCCATTTCTTTAGTTGGGACATAAGAACCGATAACATCGTAGGTGTGGTTTGTTACTAGAAGTGGAATGTTTGCTTGCCCCAACTTCAAGGTGAGCATTCTAAAAGCACCTTTGACCAGTTGAGATTTGGTCATGTCGCGAACTTGTTTGTCGTTTAGTGCATCATTGATCTCTTTTTCAGTGGAAAGCATACCAAGAGAGTCTAGCACAAACATGCAGGGTCTGCGTTCGTCTTCAGGTTTTTTTAAGTATATATCTACTGCCTTCAGTGCTTTGGACCTAAACTCTTCAATTGTTACAACATTGACCACAACAAGGCGATCTAGATCAATACCCCGACTTGCGATAAGACTCTTATTAACAGCGGCTTCAGTGTCAAAATATAAGCAATACCCATCAGGATTAGCATCAAGGAAATTTTTGACAACCGCAAGCGAGAAGAAAGTTTTTCCAGTGCTAGATTCGCCAGCAATGGCAGTAATCTTATTCCCAGATACGCCGCCAAATATAGACCCTGAAACAAGTCCGTTAAAAATGTACGAACCCGTGTCCACAAACTTTTCAGAGTCGTCGATGTCTGCTGCGAGTCTTGTGTAGTCATCTCCGATCTCTTTTACAATCTCTTTTAAAAAATCCATTACAATACAAATCCAAATTCTTCACGGGCAATTTTCTTATAAGGTCCACCAGGATTAGCATCACGAATGTCCTTAATTTTCTTCAGTTTTTGATACAAAGAAGTATCTCCACCAAGGCGAAGAGCACTTACAATGGTAGCAAGTTCTTTGTCGGTAATAGGCAATTCCATTAGGAAAAAAATAGTTCTAAGTTGATAGTTTTCTCTACACTCCATCCAATAGAGTCTAAGATAATTTTAAGTGGTTCAAGGAAAGATTTCTCAAATTGTAAGTCATAATCAAGGTATTTGTCAATGTCAAGTTCCTTAGGAAAATCTTGAATGAATGAGATAACGTTCTCATGCATTGGATTTGGTTTTTTTAAATAACAGAATTTGATCTTCTCACCATTTTGAATGAGTGAGTATTTGTTAGTAAGTTTCTTTTCCTTGAGATAGTAATTATAAAGTAGGGCACCTCTAACATGAATTGGAGTTCCTTTGATATAGATTGTAGAAGAACCCTTATACTTAGTCACATCAGAAACTGAACGCGGGAATGAGATTTGTTCTGGTGGCAGACTCTTAAATTCTGCACGAGACTTGTCAATAAAGTCAATCACATCCTCCTCAGTTCCACTCATCATCAATTGCAATGCCTCCTTAATCATACGGCGACAGGGGGCAGGTGTAGAGGACTTTACAGCCTCAATGCCCATCATCTTAAGTTTGGGTTCTGTGTATTGCACACCCTCACTATTCCACACGTTAAGAATATATCGCTTCTTCGCAGTCCAGATACCACGGTCGGCAATATTCTCACGCTTCATTTGCATCTTCTGGTCATACGCATTAACATACGATGCCAGTTTTTCATATGATGATTCGATAAATGGTTCAAGTTTCTCTTGGCAGATCTTATCAAGTATTCCCACAATCGCTGCTTTGTCGCCAGACTTAGCACTAAAAAATTTATCAACAAGAGGTCCAAAATTAATATAGATCGAATCAGTATCAGATGCGATAACATAATCAACATCCTCTGTTTTCAACAAAGTATTTAGATACTGGTTGGTTTTGTTCTCAATCCAGCGAATAGAGACTTGACCAGAAAGCGTAATCGCCTCAGCATTTGCTAGTTTATAATAGCGGAAGTATTGATTACCAATAGCGCCATAAGCAGAGTTAAGAGAAATCTTCTTTGCCATTTGGATGTTATTACATCTGGCAATTTCTTTTTCAAGTGCTTTAGTTGGAGTCTTTTCATATTGTTGTTTTGCCGCTAGCATTTTCTTTTTAAATACAACCCGATCTCCATACATCTTTTCCATTAACTGAGGTAGGAACCCACGAACATCCTTACGGAACATTGCACCATTAGGACATACTGCATAGTTTTTATGCAGTTCAAAGTTCACTTCCTCATTAAGGATTTTATCAACTGAAGCCGTTGGATGTCGTTCCTCAATAAGGGTCTCTGGAGAGATGTTGTATTGCATAATAAGATGAGGGTAAAGAGAGTTAAGGTCAAAAGACACAACCCAATCATACTTTCCCGGAATCGGTTCTTTAACATACGCCCCCGCGTATTTTTCATTCTTTTGCGATTTACCTCTTGGAGGAATAACAATGTCTTTTCTTTTGAGGTCATTGTAGATAATATTGTCCCACATACGGACTTGATAAAATACATCTGCATAATTTACCTTAGCATCATATGCCATGGTCAATGCAAGTTCAATCAATTTCATCTTGTCTTCCAGACGGTCAACAAGTTCTACGTCAACTATATTATATTCAATAAACTTTTGCCACCCTTTAGTATAGAAATCTTTAAAGGTGTCAAACTCAGAGTGATCTAGTTTCTTTTGACCTAACTCCACCTCTGCTATGTAGTCAAGACGATATGACTCTTGTGCTTTATAAGTAAACTTCTTATACAGATCGAGATAATCAAGTTGAGTTAATCCACCGACATCAAAAATCGTATGAGTGCGTCCCTTAATCTGAACTTCACCCTCTGTCACCAAACCCCAGGTGGAGAATCTCTTCATTAATTTTTCTCCAAGCACCCGATTGAGACGCTTGCAGATATATGGAATATCAAACAGTTGAATGTTCCAACCAGTCACCACGTCAGGGACATCTTGCATCCAATAGTTGATGAAGTGACTCAACAGATCATGCTCTGATGGACAGTGATGATAAGTTACATTTTTCTGTTTGTTAATGAAAGGTTTTACACCCCAGGTAATAATTTGCTTAGTAGTATAATCCTGGATTGTGATGGCAAGAATTTGCTCTGCTGCAGCCTGAACATCAGGAAATCCATTCTCTGCTGTTGTCTCAATATCAAGAGTAATAAGTTTGATCTTACTAATATCAAACTTAATTTCATCCTCAGGATATTTTTCGGAGATATATTGATAGATGTATCGGTCATTACCATAGATGTCAAATCCTTCTACATCTTCATACTTTTGATAGAAGTTGCGACAATCTCTGACGGTGCCAGGTCTGATCTCATCAACATAATCACCAGTTAAGGTTTTATATTTGGTTTTCTTTTTTGACTTTACAAACAGAGTTGGAAAGAATTCATCTCTGGTCTCAAATCTCCTCCCGCCTTCTACTCCACGAACCAGAAATTGGTTTCCAATCATTTGTACGTTTGTGTAAAATCGCATCAGTCACTTTCCTATGAAGGTATTCAAATTCAAATTTTTTAGTGTCCCAATCCTTAGGATCAACTTTGACTCCACTGTAGTTTTCATATGTCTCAGTGAACCAGTTTAGCACCTCCCAGTGTTGAATGGGAACATATTGAGGCGATAAGCATACAAAGATGTGATCAAATTTGTAACTATCAAATTGATAACTGCCGTCATCAATATACCTGTAGTTCTCGATGATATCCTCAATATACTTTTTCTTCTTACCAGTTACGGAATACTTGTTAGCAATCCATGTAAGAGACTTAAGTTTTTTCTTTTGATTCAACCAACCAATCCAGTTTCCCTCATCAACTTTGTCATAGTATAGCATGTGATCATTCTCACATTCAAGTGATCTCTGATTACTATCATACCAATCATAATCCATCATAAAAACATCATCATGTTCATCTATGTTGATCAGATCAATTGATTCATAGTCTTCAATGTGATACAAAATAGAGTCATGATCATATCCAAATTTTACATTATCACAGTGCTTGATTGCTTCACTGAATAAATTTTGGAGAAAGATTAATTTATTAGGATCATACTTGAGATCTTCTTTCTTATACTTGGTGGTATTATAAAATGCATCCCATCTTACCATAGGATTAAAATGAAATGCACGTTCCCTAAAGATATGATCTGAAGGGGCCATTATATAATCAATATCAATGCTTAAAACTCTCATTTTGTAAGATCAATATATTTTTCAAGTAAGGTTGGCATTGGATCTGCAAGAGTAATGATCTTATCAGAACTGATCATAAAGTTGTCTTGCTGAGTATGCTCAAGCATCCAGGGGCGAAGAGTGCTTTCTGAACAGATCTCCATTGGATTGATTAACTTACAATCGGGTTGTCCAATGTCAGCTCCAACTTCTTCAATCTGACTAATCAGTTTCTGATTCGTCAGCAGCAGCATCACTTTGATTGTCTTTTCCATTTTTTAGAATGTCCTCTTCATACATTTGATAAATTTTGTCTACAGGTGTGACCATTGTAACTACCCAATCAGCAGAGACAGGAATGGTAGTATCTTTTGAGATTGGCATCCAAGGATACATGTTTACTGTAAATTCACTCTTTCGCTCAGACTTTGAGTCCAGTTCTTCCGGAGTGAGGTTATCTGTATTTACCATCTTGATAACACATGGCTTAGTTAGAAAATATCCAACCACATGTTTTTCAGGAGAGACCATCTCTTTGACATCAGCAATGACATCTTCTCCAGATTTCAAAAGCACTACTTTGATTGTCATGATTCTACTTTCACTTCTTGTTTAACATTTTGCTTTTCTACTTTAACTTCTGTAGGAAGTTCAGGAACAGGTTTGTATTTGCGATAACGTACTGTTTCAAAAGTCTCAAAGACTTCCTCAGGATTACCGTAGCAGATCTTCTTCCTTTGTTCTACAATCTCATCATATGGGTCCGACTTAACATCAGACCACTGACGATGTGCATTCTCAGTTACCTTACGACTGATTACTTCATAATCAACACCATCTCCTGAGACAGGTAAGACGACATCAACATACTCTTTCTTCTTGGGTGCCATAAGACATTTTGACTCAATGGTATTATAGCAAGAAAAAAGAGGGGCGTCAACTGGATTTTGCCAGTTGCCCCTCAGCGGCGACGATATTTAACAAGGTAGCCGCAACTATTTAGAACCAGTCTTTCCTCTGATGATGGTGTGGAACGATCCTACCTAGAACAACACTTAGAAGCCCATTCTCAAAAGTAACTGATCTAACTTCCGTGTCATCAGAGAGCGTCCACGAACGTGTAAATGACCGTTGAGCCAGACCTTTGTGGACATAGTTAGTTTCCGTTTCTTTATCTTCTTTCTGACCCTCCACAAAGAGTTTACCATCTTGTGTGTAGACATTAACTTCTGCTTTTGTAAATCCTGCTAGTGCAATCTCCAGTCTAGACTCCACACTACTGACCTGGACTAGATTAAATGGTGGATAATTCTTTGTTGTTTCATGTAAATTAAACAACCTCTCAAAGTATTCATCCATACCAATGCTGTTTCTATTTATTCTGTCCAGCAAACCAGGAAGATCCGCAGCAGTAAACCGTGCTAGGTTACTCATTTTAGTAGCTCCTTATTAAGCGAGTTTGTGTTTTGTGATCCCCGAAGGCGATCGTTGGCGTAGAAGGGGCTCTAGAAACCCTTCCTCCTACACTACTAATTATACAAGAAACGAAAAAAAGAGGCAACGGGTAAACCGAACCTCTTTGTAGGGTGTTCCGATTGTAGAGTGTGCCGCACGAAAGACACAACTTATTTAGTGTTCGTGCTCATCAAATGTATCATCTAATAATTTAGATGGTGGTCCAAAGGAGAGGTAAATGCCGTATGAGGTCATTATTACCATTGCCAGACAGATGATTACGATTAAGTTCATTCTGTTTCTTGAGGTTTGGTCTTCTTACCAATGTTGTACTTCTGCTCAAGGATCCATTCACCTTTATCTTTATAAGCAAGAACTTTAATCTGATTTAGAGGTGCAATGTCAGAGACTGATTCTTCTTTAACTACGCTGATTAGTCCCCAATCAGCAAGAAGGCGAGTAATGCGATTACGTCGCTGAACATCATTAATTGTAAGGTTAGCATGCTTTCCATCCAGTGCAAACAACTCTTTGAAATGGACGATAAAATATCTTCCTTGCTTATGCAAGATGTGACAACTCTGATAGAGTTTCTTCTCCTTTCTAGAAGCAACACCAATACGTGTCAGTGTTTCACGGACCTTTAGAAAGTCATCTGGTTCATTGAGGACAACCTCAATCATTTGATCTTGTGACCAGTCAACAGTTGGTTCTACGGTCATTTCATTCCTCCAATATCAAGTCGTTGTTTAATAAAGTTAATTTGTTCTGGGGTAAGAATCTTCAGAGCTTGAGATGCTTTTTCATTACTATAACCATAGTATTGTTTGACACATTCTAGGTCTGTGACTTTTTCTTTGCGGAGCCAGGGAGAGAATCTCTTCTTTTTCCTCAAAGTATTTAGTAAGAAAGAATATTGCATATCTTTATCAAGAAAGTTATACTTATTCATTTCATTAGCAAAAAGCACGCAGTCTAAATGACCTGATAGACAGCGATTAACAATGTAAGGAGGATAAGAACTAATGTGCTCTCTGAGGTCTTCCTTATTGAAGTTGATAGAATTTAACCAGTCTTTTAGTTCCAATGTCGAATCACTCCTGCAATAATAAAACAATTAGTCGCCAAATAAGAAAGGAATATAAAGCTGCGAAGAATAGCAACAGCATTATCATATCTCTTTGTTTTTTCATCAGAAAAACTTCCTAGTGTGTATTTCCATATGCGCCATGCTTTAGTCATCTAATAATTTCCAAATCAGCACCAGGTTCCCAAATCTCAAGTTGAGTCCTCAGTCGATCTTGAGACTTTAGTTTTTCATACCTCTTAGTTGCTTTCTTCTTCCACCAAGTAATTGCTTCATCACTGGTGTGTTCAAACTTACCAAAGTAATATCTCTTCTTCTCAGTCAAGGACTTAGCATGTTCAATGCAATCATTAAACTCTTTTAGTTTCTCTTCATCCTTAAGAGAATTGCGGATAATAGAAATCATCTTGGTCTGAATCTTGAGTTTCTTAGATGATTTGTCTGCAGAAATCAAACGCTCCCCACCATTACGCTCATTGAACCACCAGAAGAAATCACGAAACTCATTGTCATGAAAGAGTGGAAGGAAATTGCTCTCAGTGTCCCCTATGTGCCTTAGAAAGGGTTTAAGTCCATCATACATGGACACACCCTTGGTAGTTCCATAGAGAGATGTAGTCTCAAAGTATTTAAGATCTGTTCCATACTTCTCATCGAACTGTTGCTTTAGTTCCTTAGAGCATGCTAAGAGGGCAAGAAGTTTTCCTCCCAAGTAATTAAACCCAAAAGGTTGAGTGGGAACAATATTAAACCCCATGACAAAATGAGCATTGATGTCAGACAGAGGAAGAACTTTATCAAAGTAATTGTTTCTCGGTTTACTATTGATAGTAGGAGATCCAAACCTAACAACACCAACGACTTTGTTAGTATTTGTTTCCTCTACAATCCACTTATGTGTCCTACCAGGAATTGCCTCCTCAATAGCATTTGATGCTGTGAGATTGAGCGTCTCTGAATACAACCACTGGTTATACCTAGAGGTTGTTTTAGGATTAGTATCAACAACATGAACTTTAAAATTCATATCATTTGGACACATTTGAAATACATCAAAGAATTCAGAGTCCGCACCAAACAATGATCCAGGCCTATCTTCAATACGATCTTTCTTCACGAATCGAAGGTAGTCATCAATACGATTGAACTTTGTATAATAATCAATAAATTTATTAGCAGCATAAACTGCATCACTTTCAGTCAGTATCACAATAATCAGGTTCGTTATACTTCAAAAATTCCCAGAAGGTCAGTTTCATTTCCTTATGGGTCATACCACAATGCTTGGCAGCAGCGGGTAAAGTCATCTTAGCATGAAATAATGCTTCGTTTGCCTCTTGAACATTTTGAGGTGTGGTCTTCACCCTTGGTTCAATCAAATTGGTTCTATCGATTTTATGTAGTCCCATCAGTAAAATTTAGGTTCGTCTGAGGGTGCTGAATATAGAAGCACACCATCAACTTGATCCATGAGTTGGAACATACCTTCCGCTAAGGTTCGATATCCTGTGCCAACATAAAGTTGACCCAGAACTACAGAGACCGTGGCAGTTCCCCAGAAGATATAATAAAATTTTGATTTTACCTGTGCTTTTA